GTGATGGGATTGGTGGTCGCACTATATATGACGATGCTTTTGCTTCTTTGCGTATGGCTAACCCCATTCGCACTTATGCAAGACAAATTAAAACTATTGGCTCATCTGAAGCCTTTGTAGCAAAAACTGGTAATGCAACCAACCCAGATAATCCTTGGGGATATGAATTTACACCAAATGTGGGTAATCCACCTTTGGATACTGCTTATTGGCAAATTCCTACTAAAGTTATTTCTGCACAGATTCCTATTAGAACTGCGGTTTTGTCAGATATTAATGCGTTAGAAGAATCTGTAGTAATGGATTTGGCAAAGGAATTTTTACAACAAGAAGCCTTATCTATGATGTTTAATGACGATCAGGCTGGTTCAGTAACCGATACAACTGGCGCAACTTATGGATTGCGTGGCTTGAATTTTTATCCAAGTTCAACAACTGCCGCATCTTTTGGCACAAATGGTTCTGCTTTAGATGATGGAATCCATACTGTTTTAACTGTTCCGCAAGGCGCAGAATTTTTAGTTTATAACGATATTGCTAATCTAGCATCTGCTTTGCCACCCCAATATTGGAATTTTGATACAACTTGCTGGATGATGCATCCAACAACAATTGCTAATTTGCGTGAATTAACTGGTGGCGCAAGTGGATTGCCTGTATTTTTAGAGGTTGGAAATGCTAATGGAAGTGCAGTAGGTAACATTTTTGGTCATGAAGTTTTGGCTAATCCTTATATGGATGTAGAGGGTGGAATAGGAAAGTTTCCAGTATATTTAGCCGATTGGTCAAGGTTTGTTACTATTGCTGATAATGAAGAATTTACTTTGAAGCGGTTTGAACAAACTCAGGCTGGATTTGTAACCCTGTATGCTGAAAAGCGTATGGTATCAACCATTCGTGATGTATTTGCTGGAGTTCGTTTAAGTTGGTTTGATTAAGGGTAAATCATGTCTAGTAACATGACCAGCGGTAACTATTTTGGATTGCCGAGGAATCCGTTTAGTTATGAGAAAGTCGAGCAAGTAACTAGAGATTTAGTTACTTCTTGGCTTACTCTTGAGGAAATCACTCAGCAATTAAATCTTTTTCAAGACGAATCCCAAGATTCTTATCTGATAGGACTTGAATTAGCCACTCGTATGGCGATTGAGGACTATTTGGGTATGTCCATATTCCCGATCACTTATAAAGCCTACTATGGCTCTACAATGGGTTCTATGGGGATGCAAACAGCGTTTGATCTACCAGAAGTATCTCAGCCATTTAATAATCAGGCTGGAGTAGTAATTAATTCGGTTGCTTTTTATAATACTAATTCCCCCCCGACTTTAACGATAGTTGCTTCTACCGAGTATTACTATGATGTAACTGGTAATCGAGTGATTGTTAATGCTTTCCCAAATGATATAAATACGCAAATGGCTAATCCCATTGTGATTACTTGGAAAACCAATGCCAATCCGATTGCTCAATATCCAGTAATTAAACAGGCTGGATTATTACTTTTAACTCATCTTTATAACAATCGTTCTAACACTACTGCTGGGATTTTGCACGATATTCCCTATGGTGTTGCACAACTTCTAAGACCCTATAAACCTTTGGTGATGTAATGGGTATCGCAAGATATGAGCAAGTCAGCATTAATAATGTAACTAATTCAGTTGATGATTTGGGTCAATATACGACTACTATTACAGAATGGTTCAAAAGCAGAGCCATTGTAAAAGATGTCAAAAATAGTTTACGGATTGCCGACAAGTATCGGGTATATCAAGATTTAGTTAACTTAACATTTAACTACACACCTAATATTAAGGCGGTTGTAGATAATCAAGACTTGTTTAGTATTACATGGCGAGATCAGGAATGGCGCATAACGGATACATATGAATCGGATGATCGCATGAGTATTACATTCCTTTGCTATTACAACGCACCTAATACTCCAGTATGACAACGCAACTTAATCCTGTTGATTACGCTAAAAATATCCAATATCAATTGACGGATATTGTTAGTCCTGTGCCTGTTTATGCTAATTTCAATAGGAATTATGCTAAAGAATCAAAGTTTCTAACTTGGCAGTTACGCAATGTCCATCAGCCTGTATATACAGGACAGACACAAAGCAACAAGGGTATTGATACCCCTGTTTTCCAGATTTCGGTATTTGGGCAAAATATGTCGGATACTTTTAATTTAGCCAACGATATACTACAATCCTTACATGGATACTCTGGAATGTTTGGTGATCCCAATGCTTCTGGGTTTTTTATAGCAAAAGCCGATGTAGTTTGGCTTTACAATAGTTACGACAATGAATTAGGTTTACATCAAGTGTTTATGGATTGCACACTTTATGTGCCAGCATAAGATAAGATTTATTTAACTTTTTTATGGAGTAATTAAAATGGCACTTATTAATAAAGTACTTCCTGGTTATGTAGCAACACTTTGGATGCAAGATGATTCTACACCCACCCCATTAACTGATGGTCAATTAAGCATTTGGACTGCTCAAGTTGCCGCTATTGTTGGCACTTCTGCTGGTGGAACTGGAACTACTGGAATACAAGTTCCTGTAGAAGCCGTTCCCGCTTTCGGTGCTGATGATGCGTTTGCCGCATACTCAATTGCTGGTGCAAGAACTGGTGCAAAAATCACCACTCAAAACCAAGTTACTAGCCTTACTGTAACTGCGCCTTGGAATCCAGCCGATACTGCACAATTGCTAATTCGTGATGATGGTTATAGCGGTTCTATCATTCGCACCTATGTAGTTGCAGTTTATGACGGAGAAGATACAGTAGCCTATGCGTTTAATGGTCGTATTGGTGGTATGCAATGGGACATGGCACCAGATGCTGAAGGTAAATTTATTTTTACCATCCATCCTACTGGTGGCAATTCTTATGGTTGGTCTAATAATACTTAATAAAAAATATGACAACACAAAACAATTCACAAGACTTAATAAACTTTCTGATAACCCAAGCCAATTCAGGCAATAAGAATTGGTTTGGTTTTCAACAACAACGGATTGCTGGTATCAATGTTGCGTATGAGATTGCTAAAAATCATGCCGACAAAATGACACCAGATCAAATTGCAGAATATGTTTTAAAACTAAATAACGCTATCTATTCAAAACTCGTTAAAGGGGAATAGTATGGCTGGTAATGTAACCTTTAAAGCCGAAGGTTTTAAGGAGTTTGCTGAATTGCTTAAAGAAATGCAAAACGATTTTGGCGAAAAAGATTCCAAAAAAATACTTGGTAAAGCAGTTAGAAATTCAATGAATACTGTTTTATCTTCTGCCAAAATGCTTGTCCCTGTAGACACAGGCGCATTAAGGGCATCATTAAGGTTAGAAGTTAGAAAACCAACCCGCAAAGACAAACGATCAAAATATGTAAAAGATTCCGATGTGATTATTGGAACAGTTACTACTGCACCCGCAAGCGTATTGGCTAAAAAGAAATTTATGAACGCTAAAACAGGAAAAAAACAAGTAGGCATAGAATCGGATGCTAGAGCCATAGCCAATGAATTTGGAACTGCTAAAATGTCGGCTCATCCTTTTATGCGACCAGCCTTAGAAACTAATGCTCAAAGCGTAGTTGGCACTTTAAAAGACAATTTAAAAGAATCATTATCTAAATATAGATCAAAAAAAGGAAAATAAAACATGACCCAATTATCACAAGCCTTTGGCAAAAAGTTTGATAAAGATACTATTCGTATCAGAACATTTGAGTTTAATAATCATACATTTAAAGTTAAAGTTCCTTTGACTTCTGAATATGAAGCAATTGTAGAATCAGCAAAAGAAGTCGATGAAACTAAAGTTAAAAAGTATTATGACGAATTAAGCAAAAATTTTGTTGAACAAAAAGACAATCTAGACCCATCTTTGGGAGTTGTTTTTAAGGAAAACGATATTGAAATTCAAGGTCGGTCTTTACAGGAAACCGCCAAAAACAAAGTAATTACCGAAAATAGAATCTTGTCTATGTTTCAATTGCTTGTGCCAGAAGAAAAAGATTTTGATATGAAAACCATCACTTATGAGATGGTAGAGGAATTATTTCCATTTAGCGTTCAATTAGAAATGGTTGAATTGATTGGAACTATTATTTCGCCTAGTTATAAGGAAGCAAAGGGAAAGTAATTCGGTCTGTCCGTAGGCAAGTCAATGCTTATATGATTGCTCATGGTGCAGACCCAAGCAAAGTAGATCAAGAAACATATAATGATATTTGTATCATGTATAGCGATGGCATGATAGGGAATAATGGGATTTTGCAAGTATTAGGTAGTCATACTGCTGGATATTTTAATTCCATGTTGCCTAAAGGCAAACAACCATTTAAACTACAAGATATTATTCCGATGCAGTATGAGTATCTGTATCCACCCTTAACAGAACAAGATAAGAAGGACAAGGCAAACAAAGACTTATTAAGTTTTGTTAAGAGTAAACCGAAAGCACCTAAACGACTGTTTAAGGAATAAAGATGGCACAGAATGTTGCAAGACTTGGGGTTGTATTAGGCATAGATACTGCCGAATTTGTCAAAGGTCTTGGCGATGCCACTCTAAAATTATCCAAATTTGTAGATGCAATGAAACCCGCTATTGCTATTGGCGGTGCGGCTATGACTGGTTTAATAGCCAAAACAATAGCCTACGCAGATAGAGTAACCGATCTAGCCGATGCCAATGATATGGCGGTTTCTACTGTCATGGGATTATCTAGTGCTTTAGCGGTATCTGGCGGTAAGGCTGAAAATGCTGGAAAAATGTTATCTACTCTTTCTACCAGTATTGACAAGGTAGTTCAAGGAGTAGAAGGCGCAGAAAAACCATTTCAAAGACTTGGCATATCTATTGAAGAAATTGCATCCTCATCTACCGAGCAACTCTTAAAACGAACTGCTGATGCTTTATCTAAAGTAAGCGATGCCACTACTCGTAATGCTCTTGCTAGAGATATTTTTAGCAAGGCTGGAATGAATATATCGTGGGATCAATTTAGCCAACAATTAGAAGAACAATCAAAAAAATTCGCTGATTCTGAGCAAGGCATTAGAGATATGGCAGAAGCCGCAGATATGCTTCAAGTCATTTGGGGTGATTTAATGGCTTCTATTGCCAAAGGAGTTGGATCAAATATTAAAGAAGCAATTGAATATTTTAGTCAATTTAAAGTTGCTATAGAAGCAGTTGGAACAGTATTCAAATATGTATTTCAAACTATTTCCGTTATGGGTGCTGATGTTGCGTTTGTTTTTCAACAAATCATAGGCGCATTTTCAACACTAGGAGAAGTATTATCCGATCCATTAAACTTTCAAAAAAATGCAAAGTTATGGGAACAATATTCTAATAATGCCAAAATTGCTAAATATGATCTTGAGCAGTTTCAAGAACAAATGCTTAAAGGTCAAGGTGGTGGCTCTGCTGGAAAAGCAACAGAACAAATAAATAGACAAATTCAACTAAATGATAAGCAAAAAGAAATGCTTAGAGTTGCTGGTCTTATTTCTGCTGAATATGAAAGACAACAAAATCATTCTTTGGCTCAATTAGGTATTCGTAATGCAATGGCTGGGGCAACAAATAATGAACGCAGAGTGCAAGAAGCCATTAATCAAGTATTAAATTCTACAAGCCAAAAGATTGATGAAATAACTAAAAAGCGCGAAGATGCGGCTGGTCGTGGTGGCTTAGAAAGAGTTGTGGCTGAGTATGATGTTCAAATTGCCAAAATTAAAGAAATGCAAGATACCTATATTAATGCGGCTCGCACAGTAGAAGAACTTACTATTGCTAATCAAATGACCTTTGAATATGGATGGAACAAAGCCTTTAATCAATATGCTGAAGATGCACAAAACTATGGCAGATTAGCAGAAGATATGTTTAGTTCATTTACTGGCAATATGAATAAAGCCATTGATGATTTTGTAGAAAAAGGTAAATTTAGTTTTAGTGATTTTGCACAAAGCGTTATTAAAGACATTATTAAAATTCAATTAAGGATGCAAGCGGCAAAATTATTAAGTAGCGCATTTGGTGGATTCTCTAGTTTATTTAGCGGTGGCGGTTCTGGTTTGCCGTCACAATCTGTTTTAGAAGCACAATCAATGGGCGGTTTATTTGCAGATGGTGGCACACCGCCAGTTGGAGTTCCTAGTATTGTTGGCGAGAATGGTCCAGAATTATTTGTTCCAAGTAGAACAGGAACTATTATTCCCAATCAACAAATGAATAGTTATTTAAATAACAATAGTGGCGGTGGTTTAACTGTTAACGGAACATATATTGCTAATATGTCAGCCATTGATACACAATCTGCTACGCAATTCCTTGCTAAAAATAAAAATGCAGTATGGTCTGCTAATCAATCGGCAAGTCGTGGTATGCCTACATCGAGATAAATTATGAGTTTAACTACAATTCTTTCTATAAGCGAATCAGTTGGTATTAATGACCATCGCTTTGTCGGTCAAATTATTAGTCGTAATCAACGCATTTCTACAAGCGAAGTGCTGACTGTAGTGCCATTTGCTTTTGAATTAAAGCCAATGAATTATTTGCGTTATAGCGAAAATCGTTCTTTGCTTAATTCTTTGCGTATTCCTGATAAGGCTTTAGAACAATATTTAAACTTTAGTGCAACAGGATGGGAAAACTATATTGCTTATCAAGGCGAAATGACTTCTGGACAGATTGCTTCAAGTCAATGGCAAACCAGTTCAGCCAATAAAAACTTGGTTCTTGGTAGCCTTCCAAATAATGTGGATATGCCATCTAATAAATATGTAGTCAAGGCTGGTGATTTTTGCCAAGTTGGAAGATATGCTTATATAGCAACTGCTAATGTGTTAAGAGGTTCAGGCTCAACTGTAACTATTCCTGTGCATAGAAATTTAATTGCTACTTTAGCAAGTCCTGTTAATGCGGTTATAGGTGAATACGGAACGACTGTTTCTTTAGGTGGATCGACTTATACAGGCACTACATTCCCTGTAATACTTAGAGATTATCCAACTTATACTTTAATGCCAATTTACAATGATTCATTTATCCAATGGTCAGGTAGTTTTCAAGCCTTTGAAAGCGTTCTATGAGTGATGTAATTGCGCCAGTAGAAGATACTAATAATATTCGATACGCAGATTTTATAAGGGTTACAACCCCTTCTGAAACTTATCGATTTGCTTCATCTCCATCTGCTTTGACAATATCTGCGGTTGATGCACAACCATTTAGCGGGTTAGGTCAGTTAATTAAAGTAAATGATGTTCAGCGTGATATTAAATCAACTGCTAACGAAACTACATTTACTTTTGTTGGTCTTGATACTGCTTTTCTTGGATGGGTTCTTGGTCAAGAAATTAAAGGTTCGCAGATTGAAGCGTGGAAAGGTTTTTTTGATACCGATGGTGCGTTAATCACTACTGGCGGTCAAGGCGGTTTGTATCAATACTTTAATGGATATATTAATTCTTTTTCTATTACAGAAACTTGGATGGAAGAAGCAAGAAGTTTTGTTGGTGTAGTTACTGTATCTGCATCATCAATTCAATTAATTTTAAAGAATAGAATTGCTGGTCGTTATACCAATGATAATTCTTGGCAATTTTTTAGTCCCAGCGATACCAGTATGAATCGAGTAGCATTTATTACAACTATTAATTATTATTTTGGAAAAGATGCACCAGCAAATTCATGATAAGACAAGCCACAAAATTTGATAAGACAGAAATCATTGAAATGATGAAAATGTTTAGGAAAGAAGCCGATTTTCCTGAACTAGAGCATATTGATAATGAAGAATGGTGGCATAAATTATTAGATAATATTTTGGCTGGTAATGGAGTTATATTTTTGGAAGAAGGTAAAGGTCTATTAATGGCTATTGTTCTTCCAACAATTTGGTGCGATAAAACTTATTTTATGCATGAATTGGCTTGGTATGTAAAGCCAGAACATAGAAATACTACTACTGGTTATCGATTGTTTGTATCGTATATGAATTATGGAAAGAAGTTAAAAGAAGAAGGTCGTATTAAGTATTTTTGTATGGGAAAAATGGATACAAGTCCAAATATAAATTATGGCAAATATGGCTTCCGTAAAAAAGATGAAAGTTGGATTCAATAATGTTTAAGATATTTGTTCTTCTTTTTGGTCTAACCTATGCCATTAATGCTATGGCATTTGGTTCTATGATTGCGGCGGCTATTTTTGCTGGAACTGCATTTGCTGGGACTGCGGCTGTTACCGCATTAGCGTTTGCAATTAACATGATTGTTGCAACAGTTATTAGTAAGGCTTTTTTTAGTCCAACACAAGGCGATGTAAGTGGTGGTGCAAGTGAATCACCGAATCCTGGCAATCGAACTCAAGTTTCACCAGCCACAGATAATAAACTTCCTGTCGTATATGGCTCTGCTTATGTTGGTGGCATAGTAACCGATTTAAGCATTACCGAAAACAATCAAAATCTTTATTATGTTTTATCAATTTGCGAAGTAACTAGCACCAATACAGGACAAACTCCAGATACTTTTACATTTGGCGATATTTATTATGGCGGTAAATTAGTTCAGTTTCAAGGCGATGGATATACAGTAGCAAGTCTTTTGGATGAATCTACAGGAGTAGCAGACACAACTGTTAATGGCAGATTAGCCTTTTATCTTTATTCTAATGGCTCAGATAGTGCAGTAAATTCTCCATATACCGCTATTGAAGTAATGCAATCTAGCGGTCTTATTTATACTTGGGATGCTAATAAATTAATGAGCAATTGTGCGTTTGCAATTCTTAAATTAACTTATAGTCAATCTGCTGGTATTCGTGGCATTGAACAAACTAAATTCCAAGTAACTAATAGCAGAACTGATACTGGAGATTGTTTTTATGATTATTTAATCAATACACGATATGGTGCGGCTATTCCTTTATCGCAAATTGACACAGATAGTCTTGATGCTTTAACTGCTTATTCAAATGAGAATTTTGA